GTCTGGCCCCACTCACTTTCGTTGCTGTACGCCCACTCAGTGTCCAATGGCAACTCGGAGTCTGTTTAGTAAAGCCCCCGCCCCCCCCCGACGCCGAAGGTCCGAAACGCGCAAGCGTTTCGGGTGGAGGGGGGGGCCGAGGTGTCCGGCGCAGCCGAAGGCGTAGCGCCGGACTCCGAGGGCGTTGCACCAGGGGGGAGGGTCGCACTCCTCGCTAACGCTCGGAGTGCTTAGTAACCTTAAGAGGTAGACACCGACAAGAGAAACTCCCACGGCCTTGCATTTTTATTTGTAGCCAAGTTTAAAAGATACAGAGAAAGGTTGTTTGGGAATAGGTGCCCAGGGGTAGTAAGGAGTGTCTGTGTAGTAGTTTCTAACGGGTCTATCCCAGGTTCTAGCTGCCTCATACTCATGTTTCCACCCTTCTGCTGTGTTTATGGGTCTAGGTGTGTCTGGGGGAAACATGTACACTGTATTTATTGTTGGTTTAAGAATAATGGATTTATGTGGAGGTTCGCTTGCGTTTTGAGGACTTGTAAGAACACTTGCTGGAGCTGCTGTCTGATTCTGAGTTGTTGTCCGAGTCTGAGGTGGATGTCTCGCTGCTGCTCTTGCTGGATCTCTTCTTGGCTCCTTGGCGGCGACGGGTGGAATAGGAGTCTCGTCTCCTCCTGTGAATCTGAGTCTTTTTCTTGCTCTTCGAGGTCTGTTGGTGGGAAAAATCTAGGTTTTTTTGGAGGCGCATAATACTCTGCATCATCTCCTGGTTTTTCTGACACTCTTCTAAGAGCATTTTGTCCAAACAGTCCGCGTCGCCAGTCCCAGGTGTGGAATTCCCACTGCGGGCCCATGGTAATTGGGTCAACAACTTGTAGGTCGCGACGCTGTCTATCGGACAGGGTGTATGTTGGATCTGTTGTTTTGCACGGGTTTTTGATAACCTGTTCGGGAATCATATTTCCACCCCATAAGAATTTAAACTTGTAAGTTGTGTTTATAGTAAAGCTTTTGAGGTCATCTTTGTAGCTAAAGGGGCCACACAAATAAAAATCATGTAGTACTTGTTGTTGCCAAGCTAGTTTTGGATACCATCTGCTTTGCCAATAAAATGGAACAAGACCTGGACCTGATGGTAGTTTTCCGTCGCCAAATAAAGTATCATAAAATATATAGCCCATTGCTGGGTTTGTTTTGTTATATAGCATAGGTTTTGTGTAAGGACAAATAATACAGCAAACATATACAGCGTGTACTTCAGATCCTAATTCAGACTCTGCAAAGTCTGAGTACCCGTTAACCATGGCCCACATGGGTAAGTTTTCTATTATACATCTGCAGCTACGTGAGTCAAAATCAGATGTTTCTTTTGTTACTGATTGAAGCCATATTTTGTTGCCTTTTCCTTTATCTACATTTGGATTATAAGTTACATCCATGTATGCAGTGGGAAATTGTGTGTTAGTTCTGTATGGACTTAAGAATATTGGACTGTATTTGCCTAAGTGGTAGTCTACTGCATCATATGTTGGTTTTCCATATGTGCCATGAATTTCATTAGGTGTTGTAGCTTGTTTGAAAAACCACTTTCTTATTTCTGTTAATTTCTCTGGAATTGGTTTATAATTTGGTTGTCCATATATACTATTGTTTCCAGTTCTAAAACTTGTTTCTGTACCTGTGGAACTTAAATACCTACTGTTGTTTGGTATTCCATTGTGGCCATGTATAGCAGGTGCCTGAGCAATGTTTAAGAACGCTGATGCGTGTAGCGATTGATAAAAGTTAGCGTTGGAGTATAATTGGTCATTAAATATTTTTTTGTCTTTTTCTGGTGTGGAGGTAGTTGTGGTTGGAGTGACAGTTAGGTGTGTGTAGTAAAACTCTCGCAATACCTGAAATGTCATGCATATTGTGTCACTTTCTGGTGAGCAGAACGGATGTATAAAGCTGCAGGCGGAAACCGCAAGTGACAACAGGTTTACTGGACACAAGTCTTGTTGAGTGTACCACTTGTCTTCAAATAGAGCAGGGGGCTTAATTTTAACCTTAATTCTAGATTTGCCCCCTGGTTTTGTTTGAAAGCTAGGTATTAGTATTTTTTTTTTTTGTAACATCATAAGTCCGGGGTGTAAAAAGGGACTACTGTATTTGTTAATTTTAAATGGTGGATTTGTGTTGTATATAACAATGTAGTCTACTTTAGGGTCTCTGTAAAAGGTAAATATAGCATATTTATATCTACATAGATCTAGCTGAGTATTAGGATATGTCCAAAAGTTGTGGAACTTTTGGTATTCATCAAACAGTACTCTAAGGCTCCATGTAGTTGTACTAAATGACCCACCAAAGCTTTGTATTTGAGGATAAAAGTCTTCACTTCTAATGGCATAGTTTCTGCCTGCCTGAGTGTGTCCGCACATTACAAGGTTTATAGCACCCTTTATGTTACATGCTCTAATTGTGGATGGATTCCACATTTTAAGAGTCAGTTTTCTGCGTCTCCTGCGTCTCTTTTTAAATCTACGTCTGTAAAAGCGTCGTCGCCCCCGTCTCCTGCCCCACCGTCTCCTCCTTACTCTTGGTCGGCGGCGGCGGCGGCGAACAGGTCGTCTAGGTCTCCGGGTGCGTAGTCTCCTCCAGCGTCTGCGGGTCCATCGGCGGTTCGGTCGCCTTCGGGCCCACCACCATCTCCACGCCATGGTTCCGGAGCTGCCGGCAGGGCCAGAGCTCTACGGCCTACTGGAGGTGTGGACGGGCCGGTGGGTTGGTGTAAATTCCCGTGAAGATTTTGTAGGCGAATAATATGATTAATAAAATCATCACAACCACAAAAACAAGTGTGAAGCATTTGGCACCCTCTGAGGAAGTTAATTTCCCTCTTATAGGCATTTTCTAAGGGACAGCGCCAGCTCATCACAAATTGTTCTTTCGGTTCTGTTGGCACCAGTAGCAGTGGCAGTAGCCTCTTCTTTCTGCGATAAATTCGAGAAAATCGCATTCTTTAAGAGCCTTGCCCATAGCCCGGCCAGTCCCGAGCCCGAATTGCCCCTTGACTGCGGTGTGTAAACTCACCTTCGGCACCCGCCCTCGGGACGCGCGGACTCCCCTCCGTGGTGTTCTCGCTGCGGACGGGCGTGGAAAACTCAGCCATTC